TAATTGTGTTTGTAATATTCGATTGTTTAGTTGCAACTTCATCAGGATTTTTAACTCCATACCTAAATTTCTTTTCCCCTACACTGATGTCAAAACCTTTGAAATCTTTAGAGAAATAATCTTTAGTATTAGATTTAAAATCTTCATGTTGTTGTTGAGCTATATTTTGCTCTTCGTTGTAGCGATTGAAAAAGTCAGTGGCTTTTTTCTGATCTTGAGTAACTCCGGGTCTCAACTTGATTTCCTCGTAGTATTTACTTTTTAATCCTTCTAAATGCCCTTTGGCTTTTGCAACCTCTTCTTTATATGCGAGTTTCTTTTTACGAACCTCACGTTCCTCGTCCACTTCTTCATCAAATGAAAAGTTATCTTCAATCATGAAGTTAATCTCTTCTGAATCTAAGTGGGATTTGGCTTGTTTATAATACTCTCTTAAAAGAGTATCGTTGTCTACATTAGAGTAGTCAGCATTTAACCTAACATAATCTTCTAACGTTCCACCTGTTTCTTTCATAAAGTCTACGACTTTTTCGATGTTTTCAGGTAATGTAGCTATTTCTCTTGCCTCTTCAGGTGTTGGAGCAATAACCTTTTTTTCTAATTTTTCACCTATTTGTTGTATCTCTTCTTCAACAACTTCTTCAATAGGTTTTACTTCTTCTTCTTCTTTAACTTCAGAAATCGGTCCGGACTCTTTAGTTTCGTCTCCAGATCCCACGCTTTGCAATCCCAATTCGGATCCTTCTTTGCGTAACACGCCGCTCTCTGTTTTTGGTTCTTGAATGGCATCTGTTTCTGTTTTAGGTTTTGATAAATCTACTTTTATAGGTTTATCACTTTTAGTTAATTGTTTGGGTTTCAAGACTTTAGCTTTTACTTTAAAGTCCCCTTCTTGTTGTACTGTTTCTGACATAATATAATATAATATAAATTAATAAAAATTCTTCTTAAGGATTAAATTGCTCTAATCCAAATCCACCTAAATTATCATTTCCAGCGGATTCAAAGTCTGTTGGCAATGTATCGTTTTGCCTTTGGTTGATCATTTGAGATTGTTGACTAGCTTGTATTTTAGTTCTTTTATCTTTTCGATCTTCTATTTCTTTTTCTTTTTGTTGTGCAGCACCCATATTCATTTGTGCTAGCTGTAAATTGTATTGAAACTCCTCAGCCATTAATTGTTTTTTAATAGCGGCCTCACCTTGCATTCTTTGCATCTCAAACTGAGATTTAGCTTGTTCAACTTGAACCTTCTGTTCTGTTAAAGCTTGTTGTTTTTGAACTTCCTGCATAGCTATTTGTTCAGCAGCTTGGGCGTTTGCCTGAGCTTGTGCTTGCACTTGAGCTTGCTGAGCCTTTTGATCAGCCTCTTGTTTCTTAATTCTTTTGTATTTTAAAACTTGATTTGCTAAAGTAACGTTTTTTATTTCTCTTAAATCTATAGCGTCTTCTAAATATATTTGATTTTGCTGAATAGCCATTTGAATGTTCTGCTCTAACATTGCTTTTTCTTCTTCTTCAGGTTCTAATTCTAAAAATAAACCAAATTCAAACAAGTTTAGTTTTTCTACTTGCTCTAAAGCATTGACATTAAATATATTTAAGTTGTTTATTAAAGATTCTTTTGTTAAAGGATAATCTAACATGTCAGCTATTCTCAGTGAAATATTCTCACAAGTTCTTAAATTTAAATATAAACTAGCATTTAAAATATGTTTAGTGGCTATATTTGATGCGTTAGCAGCCATTTTTTGTAAACCAACTAAAGCGTCTTTATCAGGTTGACTACCGTCTCTAGCTTCATTAAGACCTGTTACGTCTCTTATCATTTGTAAATAATACTGATAAGTAGCTATAAGTGATTGTATTTTGCCGTTAGCACTTGACGATTGTAGTTCTTGGATTGGTACTTTACCTCTATTAGGATCACCATCTTGAGTTAAAGATCTACCAACTATAGATCCTGTCTGGAAATACATATTTAATGCTTCTTGTGGATTATAATTTGTTCCGTTGCCTAAATCAACCTCTGCCAAACCATCAACATCTACAAACACACCATCTGGAACCATCCTTTGTATTACTTGTTGTAGTTTTAACGATGTTAACTGTATCATGTCAGCATAGCTAGTTACACGACCAACTAATGAATTTATTCTGCCTTGATAAATATGTGGTGCACATATATTGTAATTCATGTTAACCTTAGTAAGATTAGCCGTGGGGCGAGTCATATTTTCAGCTAATTTCCATTCTAGCATCTGAGGAGCTCCCATAACTTTAACCCCACTATATAATACTTCTATACTTCTTGATACTCTTTCAAAATTATCACTAGGTGGTGGATTGAAAAAATCTTCTTTTTGTAATGTTTTTTCTAAACCTTGATCTGTCTTTTTTATTTTAAAAACCTGATCTACGTAAGTTTTATATTCAAAATATAGTAATTGAACTAGATCATTATCCATATTAGGATTTGAAATATACCCTTGTCTTCCAGGATACTTCACCATAGTCTCTAATTCTTCATCTGTTATTTTTGGAAATTGTTTTTTAATTTCAGGTATAGTTAAAGATCTAATTTCACCTACATACCATATATCTTCAAAATTAGGATCATTTGTATATGAATGAACTAAATTAGCTGGGTCTACATATTTTACAATAACACCTTCAGCTTTATTAAATTCTGTTTTTACAGCTCCAATACCAATTGTGACTATGTCTTCAACTACTCTTTTGTTTATTAAATCGTATTTATTAAAAGCCAACACACTACTTAACGCTTCTTCTTCAGCAATCTCTACGCTTTGCTTGTAGTTTAATTGCATGTGTACACTTAGTTCTTCTTGATTCCTAGGTAGTTCTTCTGGGTTACTAGTAGTTAATATACTTTGACCTAATGATTTTTGTAATTCATCATTTGTTTGTTTTAAAAGCATATCATCTTTTATTCCTTGAGCATACTTTGTTCTTTCTTGCCTAGAAAATGGATCTTGAGCAAAAGCTTTTATTGTAAATTCTTTAGCCGCAATACCATTAACAACTATATCTACAAACTTAGGTATAATAGGTACTGGCTTCCAGTCTAAATTTAAATAAGACAAATCACCATTAATAGATAATTCATCTTTATATTTTTGAACAGGTTGTTCACCTCTAGCATAAAGTCTTAAGCGGTTAAAATTACTATAACCTGTATTCCATTTACCACTGTTTATTCTTCCTCCTCTGAACCATTCATATTCAATTGCTTGCCCAACAGCAAGCCCATATTCTAAAGTTTTCTTTTCCGCCTCCGGTACCACCTGACTTGGAAATGCACTATTAGTATTGATATTGATCATCTATAATTATTTTTGATTCATTACCTTTGTTGTTGTATTTAGAAAAGTTTAAATTAACAGGTTCTTTAATAACCTCAGCAACAGGTTTGTATTTATTTTTATTGCAAGCCATAATAGCTAGTCCTGAACTAATTGATGCATCATGTTTTGTTCTATCGTTTATATTAAAAGCGGCCCAATCTTCTAGTGTTTTTTGGAAATACATTGTTCCATACTGTTCGTTGTTATAACCTATGAACATATCTATATAAGATTCTATTGCAGCGGCATGAGCTTGTTTTATATCTTCACTTGAATTTGGTATTCCACCTATTTCTTTTTCTGTAACAGATAATTTATGCATTGTCTTGTCCGGTCTGTTCATTGAAAATCCTCTATAACCTCTTCTTTTAAAATAATATAAAAGTCTTGGTTTGTTATTTTCTGCAAGTATTGGCATTCCGTAAAATACACAAGCCATAAGAACATCTTCAAAGAAGATTTCAGCAGTTGAAGGTCTTGATATATATTCTAAAAAGAATAAATTAGGTGGACAATCGTCCATTGTAAACTTAGTTAAACCATGAAGTGATCCTTTAGAACCTCTTCCGTCAACCGTACCTGATATATCATAACTATCACATCCGAAAGCTCCCATGTGTTCATTTGCCGGATATTTCATACCATGTTTAGTGATGATCCTATTTTGTTGATTAAGATCTGGAACCCAAGAAACCATAAATCTTCCTTGTTTATTAGGTACAAACCTAACAAGAGTATCTTTGATTCCGTCATCCCACTGGAAATTACCTTGAGTGACTACAGCCGAATGCTTTAAATCTTCATTATAATCTATCTGTTCGTAAATTTTAGTTAGATTAAATAAAGATTGTTTTGTTTCGTCTCTGAACGCATGTTTCTCTGTGCGTGGAAATTGTCTATATAATTCATTAAGTCCATCAGAATCATCCTTAAGACCATCTACTTCATTCTCCCAGTGTTCAATGACACCGATTTCAATCTCTTGATCATCGATTCCTTTAACTGGCGATTTTGGAGTTTCAAAGACAGGGTATCCATAAGTATCGATGTAACCTTCGTAGTTCCATTCCATAGGTATGAACAAAGAATATAGTCCTGAGCTAGTCTGTCCATTACGGTTTCTTTTTTTGACGTTTGAGCTATCATATAGTTTTTTGTAATTTCTACCTCCTTTATCTAAAGCGTTTGATGTTGAACCCATCATACACTTGCCAATTATTTTACTACCTAATCTTAAAGTTGTTTTTGTTACCCTCCAGTTATTAAGGATGTTTTCAGGTCTTTCCCATTTACCAGCTTCATCATGGACAAGGAGCATAAGTTTTTCACCATCATAGGAGTTGTCACCTGTATTTTTCCAGTCAATAGTTGTATCGAGTCCAACCATTTCCTCGAGCCTCTCATTTGAGTCGAGTTTTTTTCTTGTAAATTTAGATGCTGGAACCCTGTAGGCAAGTTCAGTTTTCGGTCGGTCCATACCATCTTGAATCGGTTTGAAAAAGAATGGGTAATTAACCGAGATCGGTACAATTTTGTCTGTAAACATCTTTTTAGCATCTGCTCCAGATTTTGAGAGGACACCGAATCTTGCATCACTCGAGATCGTTGCCATATTAACTGTTTCACCGGATGCCATAAAAGAGAATCCTGACCTTCTGTTTTTAAGGTATGCCATGCCATAGCACCTTGTATCTGATTT